GCGCTCTCGGGTACCATCGTCGTCGAGGTGCCGATGGGCTACGCCGACGAGATTCAACCCTTCCGGCCCGAAACGCTCGCGTGACGTATGCCGTCCCAAGTCCCCATCAGCCAGAAGCGCACGCGGGTCGTGCTCCAGATCCCCGCGGCTCCGGTGCCCGACGGCGATGGGAACTTCACCCAGGCCTGGGCCGACCTCGATCCCGCGCACGCCCAGGCGCATGTGGTCCCGGCGACCGCGCGCAATCTGGAACGGGCCGGGGCCGGAACCACGCTGGCCCTCGCGAGTCACTTGATCACCATCTGGTATCGGCCCGACGTCACGACCAAGACGCGCGTCGTGGTCCTTCCGAATCGGGTGTGGAACGTGGTCAGCGTGACCGACCCGAACAACGATCAGCGCGAGTTAGAACTGCTCTGCGCCGAGGTCGTGCCGTGAGTAACAACAAGTTCGTCTTCGAGGGGATCGACGAGTTACTCGCGCGCCTCCGGACGTTACCGGCCGAATTGGGCGAAGCCGCCGCGTGGTATGTGCAAGACGCTGCGGCCCGTGCCGAGGCCGAAGTCCGGTCGGTGTATGACGCCCATCGCGTGACCGGGAACCTCTCCGACAAACTGGAACGCGACACGACCGTGTCGACCTTCGGCAGTGCGGCGCGGGTCAAAAATACCGCGCACCATGCGTGGATCTTCGAGAACGGATCCCAGGCGCGGCACTACACGAGCAAGGGCGGGAAACGACACGACACGGGCTCGATGTGGGGCAAGACCGCGCAACCGCCGACGCACGTCTTCGTCCGCACGATGCAGAAGCATCGCAAGGAAATGTACGAGCGCCTCACGGCCCTGTTGGAACGCCAGGGGCTCCAGGTGACGGGCGAGCCATGATCACGATCCCGAATTCCTCCGAGATTGACAACGCCGTGATCGGGGCCCTCCTGGCCGACGCGACCCTCCTGGCGTTGCTCCCCGACGGGGTCTATTGGGACGTCGCCGCGCCGAAGGCGAAGCGGTTCGTGATCGTGTCCCTGGTGACCGCGGACGACGAGCCCGTCTTTGGCAGTCGTGGGTATGAGGACGTGCTCTATCTGGTCAAGGCCGTCGTCCTCATGTCCACCGGCAACGACGTGAAGACCGCGGCGCATCGCATCGACCAGCTCCTCGAAGACCAACCGCTGACCATCCCCGGCTACACGCACATGGTGACGTGCCGGGAGGCCCGTATTCGTTACACCGAGGTCGACGAGGTCGACGACACCATTCGCTGGCAACACCGCGGCGGGCACTATCGCGTGCAGGCTTCCATCCCCGGCGTGTAAGTGGACATCGAACAGAAAGACAGGGTGACAACGTGATCAAAACGGGACGCTACGGCACGGTCAAATACGATCCGACGGGCTCGGGCACGCCGCCACCGGTCGAAATCATCTCCCTCAATGCCTGGAAAGCCTCATTCAAAACCGATTACGAAGACGTGACGTGCTTCGGCGACGAAAACAAAGTGTACGTGCCGGGGATGCCCGATGTGTCCGGTTCACTCGGGGGCTTCTGGAACAGCGACGACCTCACGTTGTTCGAAGCGACCAAGGCCGCGACGCCTGGGCTCCTGGAACTTGCGCCCAACAGCACCGAAGCGTTGTTCAAGTGGTCGGGCCTCGCCTATCTCGACGCGGACGTGGACGCCAGCGCAAAGGGCGCACCCAAGCTGACATCGACGTTCAAGGCCGCGGGTCCCTGGACGATGTCCACAGGCACGCTGCTGAACGCGCCGCTCGCGCAACGACGGTAAGGTCGTCCCGGTCATGTTCGACGAGTTGCGGATCCACGGGACCGCGGCGTCGATCCTCTGGGGCTATCGCGCGGCGGTCACCCTCAAGTCGTGGTCGATTATCCGCGTCAAGGGGCAGTGGATGCTGTCCGGGATCATCGAACGGGTCGAGCCGTTCATGGTGCGGCAGCGTCCGCTCTTGTTCACCGCGCCGCGTGAGCGCGCCCGCGATGGGCATTGGGCCTGGGGTGTCGAGGCGATCCAGGTCGGCCAGATTGAAATCGTCGCGCGCTTGGGACCACCAGAACAATAAACCAGGGAGGTCGCGGTCATGGGTCGGTGTCGCTTCGTGCAACCGGGCATCGTGCGGTTGCCCCTCTCGGAGGGGGAATGGATCGACGTCAAGCAAGAACTGACGGCCGGGGAACAACGGCACGCCGACGCGGGGCGGTACAAGGAACTCCTCGCGGGGGACCGGCCGACGCTCGACTATGAACGCATGGGCACCACGCGGATCCTCGCCTATGTCATCGGGTGGTCCCTCGTCGGTTTCGAGGGGACACCGGAGCCCTTCGACGAAAGCTCGCTCGATAACCTGGATATGGACACCTTCCAGGAAATTGCCGCGGCCATCGACGCACATGAGCGACGGGTCAGTGAGATGCGCGTCGCCCGAAAAAACGGCCAGGGTGGCGAGAAGGGATCCGCAGCGATCTTGCCATCGCCCTCCGCTGCGGTTGGCGCGTCGAGTGGGTCCGGGACTTGAGCGTGGACGATTATGAGGTGTTGCTGGAAATGCTTATCGAGCAACAAACGCCCGTCGACGAGTAGGTAGCCCCCATGCCCCTACAAGGAATCTTCAACGCCGATTTCTCCAGCTTCACGGCCGCGTGCGCCGCCGCGGAATCCTCGTTGAAGGGGTTCGAAACGGAGGCCACGCAGACCGAGAAAGCCCTCAACCGGATGGCCGATTCCATCTCGGGGAAGAACATCGTCCAGCAAGCCTATCTCGCGACCAAAGCCGTCGAGGATATTGGCGGGGCCGCGGTGTTGACCGAGAAGGAACTGGCCCGGATGTCGTCGCTGGCCGCGGAGGGAGCCGAGAAGCTGCAAAAGATGGGTCAGACGGTGCCCGAGGACATGCGCGCGTTGGCGAACGCGACGAAGGACGCGACGACCCAGACGGGTGAGTGGTCGCAAGCGGTGTCGATCTTAGAGGGCACGTTCGGCGCACTCTCCCTCCAACACGTGATTGACGAAGCGATTGCGTTCGGGAAAGAGATTTTCAACGACGCGAGCGCGTTAGAAAACCTGAAGGGCCGCACGGACCTCGGGGTCGAATCGTTGCAACGCTTCAAGGCGATGGGGGCCGAGGCCGGGGTCAGCATCGAATCGATTGCGGGTGCAGTGACGATCCTCCAACGCAATATCGGCAACAAGAATACCGCGGCGGTCGGGGCGTTATCCGACCTCGGGATCAGCCTCGAAGCCATCAAGCGCATGACCCCGGAGGAGAAACTCCGCGAGATGGTTCGCGCGTTGAAAGAGGTCGACGACCAAGACCGGATGGTCGCGCTCGGATCGGCCGCGATGGGGCGCGGGTTCATCGAAATCCTGCCCCTCGTCAGAGCCGGGATCGATGACACGAAGAACAGCATGCACGTCTGGGGGGAGACGACCACCGCGGCCCTCGACGGGGGCGGGAACGCGATCAAGCGGTTCTATGAGGCGTTCAAAACCGAGTTGGGCGAACGGATGGCCGACCTGTTGACCGGCGTCACGCGAGACGTGCGGGCCCTGGCCGACGCGATGAAAAACCTGCCCAAGGTCGCGCAGACCGACGAGACGGCCAAAGCCTTCGCCAATATGTGGGGACAGATCGTGCCTCCCGGCGTGCCCAAGGACCTCCAGGACATCACCGATAAGTCCGACGCCCTCGGCAAAAAACAAAAAGAGATGGCCGACGCGATGGCCGAGTTGAATTCGGTCGGCCGGACCTATACGGAAACCCTCGCCACCCTGAACCCCGCCCTCATCACGCAAGCGGAGGGGTTTCTCGCGGCCGGGAACGCGCAGGGAGTGATTGCCAAAGCCCTCGACCTCACCGCTGGACAGATCAAGGCCGTGGCCGACCGGATGAAGGATTACGCCGACACGATCAAGGCCGTCCAGAAGCTCGAAACCGACCGCATCAAGGAGCGGGAGGTCAACGAATTCGGGTTGAGCAAGGCCGAAAATGACGCGTCCCAACTCCGGATCACCAACGCGGGCAAAGCCGCCGATCAGCTCATCGCCATTGACAAGCAATTGAACGACACCTACATGCAGCAGTCGATGGACCGCTACACCTACGAGAACCTGAAACTCTGGGAAGCCGCCGAAACCCAGATCGCCGCCTTCAAGAAGACCGGCGCGACCGCCGAACAGGTGACCGCCTTCTCCAACAAGGTGTATGAGGCGACGGCGATCAAGGTGTCCGAGATGTCGACCGGGATCGTGAAGGCCGCGGAAACCGGGGCGGCGGCGCTCAGTAGCATCTGGGGCGCGTTCGACCGTGACCTCTCGACCGCGCATGGGACGTCGCTCCAGGTCGCCCAGGCGGCGGAACAAGCCTTCGAAACTGCCACCCGTCAGGCGATCAACGTCGCGTATTCGGACATCGACGAAATCACCCAGACCGGGATCGACGCCATGAACCGGCTCCTCAGTGAACAACAACGGGTCAT